GCCCTTTGCTTCGTCATCCGCCACAAACGCGGTCTGTACCATAGTGCGAACCTTTGCGCAGAGTGCAATCGGCATACCGTTGAAGAACTCCACAGGCTTGCCGGATGCGCGGGCAGCCACCGCGTCGATAAACGCCTGCGATGCTTCCGGCGCGTACAGAATAATCTTGTCGTCACCGGTGCCGATGATTTCTTTCTGGGCGTCGATTGCATCCTGCATGGTCAGATTTTCCAGACCGGACAAGTCGATGCTCTTGTATTCCTCGTTGTCGAAGACGTAGGGCTTTTTCAGTTCGATCGTGTTTTCCATTTTGGATTCCCTTTCTTTTCAAAAAATCAGCCACCCCGAACCATTCCGGGGTGGCTGTTCATCAGGTCATAAGGTTAATTGCGGCCAGCATATCGTTTCCGTTCACGCGGTAAACGTCGTTGAGCTTGTCCACAGCGATCAGCTCTTCGGCACCACACTCCATCTTGTAGCGCACAACCTCAATGGTCACGCTTGCTTCCATCTGGCTGCCTGCTTCCAGGGAACCACCCTTGAAGCCTTTGACCATGCCGCCTTCCACAATGCGCAGCTGGCGCATGGCATAGCCACCAGAACGAAGCGCCACCTGCATTGCACCGCGATAGGTGATGTTCACATTCATCCCCTGCTGCAACAGGTATGCAACGTCATTGTCGAAAAGCGCGAACGGGATTTCATGCTCTGTCGATTCCCACTGACCCGGCGTCGGGCTGTCGATCTCTCCGCCAACGCCAGCGCCGGACATGGTGCTGGTCTTCATCTTGAATTCCGGCGTATCAACCTTGCCGGTAATACCCAGCTTGATGCCGTTGGAGTAGGCATTGAACTTTGCAACCTTGTCGGGAATATAAAGGCTACTCATGTACTGTCCTCCTTCCTCACTTGCTCATTGCAGCGGTGATTGCATCGATGTCAAACTCCACGATTTCCTCAATATCTTCCGCCGGGAGATACATTGCAACGTACTTGTGGAAATACATCTTACCGTCCGCCAGCGTTTCACTGGTGTTCTCGCTGCTCAGAAATTCCATTTCGTACCGTGCGCAGATTTCGGCGGAAATGTAGCTTGCGCCGATGGTGTTCTGCTGGTCGATCACCGCTTCGCGCAGGCGGGGATTCGCCCGCATATCCACGTTGCCAAAGTTCGTGAGGATGAAGTTGTTGTCGTCATAACTCAGGAATCGGCGGGCGGAAATGAAACGATCCTTCGGATCGGTGTTGGACGGATATGCAACCGTATTGTTGCCCCAGAGACGGAATCCGTTGAAATTCAGGAAGGTAACGACACCGTTTCCGTTCACCTCATTTGCCTGATCCAGGTCCAGCAGAATTTCCTCTCCATCCTCGGTGCAGATCGACGTTGCGGCAACTGCAATGTTGGACTGCGGTGGCATGGGAATACCATCGTTCTCCGCATCCTGCCGGGCGATATATGCAGCAGCAAAGGCGCTGGGGCTGTAGATTACCTCGCCCACCTTCGGGCAGCCCCACACGGCTGCGCAGTTGGGAGAGGTAAGAGACTGTTTCGTCTTCTGGGCGCGCACGTCAGAATACTTCGGTGCGCCGGTGGAGGTCGTGTCCATATCCACCCAGCAGAACATACGCCAAATGCCGTTGAGCATCGTGGTCTTCGCCTGCATAATAGCAGCCACGGTCGGGTCCTTGCTGAACCAGGGCGCCAGCAGATTGCCCGGCACCATGCCCAGCTTCGGGAAAATCTGGCGCAGGACTTCCATGCCAGTTTCCTTGCCTGCCGCATTCACGCCACCAATGAT